TAATTGAAATATCAAATTTAATAAATAGTATAATGAATCGAAAAGTATCGATTCATCATAGTGTAATAATATAATTAAGGAGTAACAACATGGCATATGCTTTATCACCTGGTGTAACAGTTATAGAGAAAGATTTTACCTCTATTGTTCCGGCAGTAGGTTCATCTACTGGCGCATTCGCTGGTAAATTTCAATGGGGTCCGATTCTATATCCAGTTCAATTAGCATCTGAAAATGATTTGGTTGCTAAATTCGGAAAACCTAGTGTAAACAACTTTGAATCATTCTTTACTGCTGCAAACTTTCTAGCTTATACTGGAAGTATGTATGTTACAAGATCTGACTCTGCTACAGGTAAAAATGCTGTAGGTAATACATCTATTTTAGTTCCTGGAACTGCTGTAAAAGTAAAAAATGTAGATGACTATGAATCAACCTTTTTAGGTGGTACCAATACCTTTGAATGGGCTGCAAAATATGTAGGAACTTTAGGCAATTCATTAAAAGTTTCTTTCGCAGATTCTGCAACATTTAAAGATAAAGTTTTAACTGGTTCTGCGTTTGCAGTAACTTTAGGTGGAACTGCTTTAACTGCTACCGGTTCTGCGTTCTTAACCGAATTGCATGTTGGTGCAATTATTAAAAATTCTACTGGAGTTGTTGTTGGTACTATAACTGCAATTGCTACTGATATTGCTGCTACTATTACTGCTGCCGCGGTTGTTCTTTCTGCCGCTACTGGCGTTAAAGCAGACTGGGCTTATTATGCGCAATTTGATTCTGCTCCTGGTACTTCAGCATTTGCTACTGCAGCTAACGCTACTAATGACGAACTTCATGTTATCGTAATTGATGAAGATGGAGCGTTCTCAGGTACTGCTGGTACAGTGTTGGAAAAATTTGCTTTCGTATCAAAAGCATTAGATGCTAAAAAATACGATGGTACAAATAACTTTTACCGTGATGTAATTAACTCTAAATCAGAGTATATTTGGTGGATGCGTCATACATCTAATGTAACTGGTACTACTGCTTGGGGTACTGTTGCTGCAGGTGCATCATATAAATCATTAGTTGGTAGTATGTCTACATCATTAAGTAATGGTGTTGATGATTATTCAGATACTGGTTCTTATGCTCAAGCTGCTTGGTTGTTATATCTTGATGATAGTCAATATGACATTAGTTTACTTCCTGTTGGTAAAGCATCAGCAGTTACTGCAAACTATGTAATTCAAAACATTGCCGAAGTTCGTAAAGATTGTGTTGCTTTTGTATCTCCTCAGGATAATTCTAGTGCTGCTGTTATTACAGGTTCTGGTTCTTCTGCAACTGATGCATTAGTTACATATCGTAATGCAGTTACGTCATCTTCATACGGTGTAATGGATACTGGTTACAAATATCAATATGATCGCTATAATGATACTTACCGTTGGGTTCCATTAAGTGGAGATATTGCTGGTCTAGCGGCAAGAACAGATTATACTAATGATGCTTGGTGGTCACCTGCAGGTTTTAATCGCGGTCAAATTAAAAATGTTATTAAGTTAGCAGTAAACCCAACTAAAACAGATCGTGATTCATTGTACAAAGTTGGTATCAATCCTGTAGTTGCTTTTCCTGGTCAAGGTGTTGTTTTATATGGAGATAAAACTCTTCAATCAAAACCATCTGCATTTGATCGTATTAATGTTCGTAGGTTGTTTATTACTCTTGAAAAAGCAATTTCTACTGCATCTAAATATCAATTATTTGAATTCAACGATGCTTTTACAAGAGCACAATTTAAGAATTTGGTAGAACCATTCTTAAGAGATGTTAAAGGACGTAGAGGTATTACAGACTTTAAAGTTAAATGTGACGAAACAAATAACACAGATGTAGTAATTGATAGAAATGAATTTGTTGGTGATATCTATATTAAGCCAGCTCGTTCTATTTCTTATATTACTTTAAGTTTTATCGCTACTGGCACAGGTGTTGATTTTACTACTGTTGGTGGTTAATTGAATTCGGGAGGTTGAAATATTACCTCCCCATTTTAAACGAATTTTATACTAATAAATAACTAAAGTCAATACTAAAGGAACAAAAAAAATGGCTAATATTTCAGATTTTAAATCACAATTACTTGGTGGAGGTACTCGTGCCAATCAATTTAGAGCATATCTTCACTTTCCTTCATATGTATCTATTGGTGCACTAGAAGGCGCAAGAGCCCAGTTTTTATGTAAAGCAGCTTCTTTACCTGCTTCTAATATTGCAAACGTTGAAGTACAATATAGAGGACGTCCTGTAAATTTTGCAGGTGAAAGAACTTTCCAACCTTGGACTGTAACTATTCTTAACGATACTTCTTTTGGTTTACGAAATGCTTTTGAAACTTGGCAATCAGGTATTCAAAGATATGCAGCAACTGAAGGTAAAACAAATCCTGTTGATTATCAAGTTGAGTTAGAAATTCAACAATTGGATAGAAATGGAGCAACTCTTAAAACTTATAAATTTTCTGATGCTTATCCTATTAACATAGGTGAAATTCAATTAAGTTTTGATAGTGTTAATACTATTGAAGAATTTACAGTTGAATTTCAATATAACTACTTTACGTCAAACACTGGTACTGATACTGATGGAAGTTCTTTTGGGGTTAATACTTCAGTTGACACACCAATTGGAACAATTCCATTTAGTCTTTAATTTGAGATAATATAATATGCAAATTTTCGGTATCGAGTTAGGTAAGAAGAAACAAGTCAAGGAAAATCCACTTAGTGTAGTTCCACCAAGTTCGGAAGATGGCAGTACTGTAATAACAACAGCATCAGGTGCTGCAAATTATTATGGTCTTGTTCTTGATATGGATTCTATTGTCAAGAATGAAAATGATCTTATTCGTCGATACCGAGAAGTTGCACAGTATTCTGATTGTGATTCTGCAATAACAGATATTGTTAATGAATCAATTATTGCTGAAGATGATAAATCTATTGAACTTAATCTGGATAATTTAAAAGTTTCAGATGCTATTAAGAAAAAAATCACCGATGAATTTGAAGAAGTATTAAAACTATTTGATTTCGAAGAATTCGGTCCAGACATTTTTCGTCAATGGTACATAGATGGTAGAGTATACTATCAAGTATTGATTGACCCTGCTAATATCAAAAAAGGTATTACAGAATTACGTAAAATTGATCCAAGAAAAATAAGAAAGATCAAGAACGTAAAGAAACAACGTAATGAAAAAGGTATAGATGTTGTAAAATCTATAGATGAATTTTACATATATAATGATAAAGGAATTAGTGAGCAAACATCTCAAGGTGTTAAACTATCTCTTGATTCAGTTATCTATTGCCCAAGCGGTTTAATTGATCCTAATTCAGGAATGACCTTAGGTCATTTGCATAAAGCAGTTAAACCAACCAATCAATTAAAAATGATTGAAGATGCAGTAGTAATTTACCGAATCTCTAGAGCCCCTGAAAGACGTATATTCTATATTGATGTAGGCAACTTACCTAAGTTAAAAGCAGAACAGTACGTAAATGATATTATGAACAAGTTTCGTAATAAAATTGTTTACGATGCTACTACTGGTGAAACAAGAGATGATCGTAAACACTTGTCTATGATGGAAGATTTCTGGATGCCACGTCGCGAAGGTGGTAAAGGCACAGAAATTACTACATTACCTGGAGGTCAAACTCTTGGTCAAATAGAAGATGTACAATACTTCCAAAGCAAACTTTATCAAGCATTAAATGTTCCTTTAGGTAGACTTCAACCAACCCAAGGATTTAGTCTTGGTCGTTCTTCTGAAATTACCCGAGAAGAAGTTAAGTTTAATAAATTTGTAACTAGATTACGTAAGAAATTTTCTAATTTACTTGTAGATGCATTAAGAATTCAGTTAGTTTCAAAGGGTATCATTCGAGATGATGAATGGTATGATATGAAACAAAGTATTCAATTTGATTTCCAAAAAGATAATTACTTTTCAGAGTTAAAAGAAAATGAAGTCTTAATGACTCGTCTTGCGGCATTGCAACAAATTGATCTATATGTAGGTAAATATTATAGCCTTGAATGGGTTGCTAAAAATGTATTAATGCAGTCAGATAAAGATATTGAAGAAATTGCAAAACAAAATAAATCAAATCCACCACCTGTACCAGAAGACGCACAAAGTGCCCAATAATTAAGGATACCAATAATGTTGAAAGAATCAATTAGAGATTTAGTGTTAGCAATTGCTGAAGGCGATACGTTAGCAATTGAAGATAGTTTTAACTCTGTAATGGTTAGTAAAATATCTGACCGTTTAGATGATATGAGAGTTGATGTTGCTCAAGGTATGTTTGGTTCAGTTGAAGAATCATATGATTCAAGCGATGCATATGAAACATGGGATCCTAAACATCCAAAATTTAAAGAAAAATTAATAAAACACCAAAAAAATGGTGGAACTACCAAAAGTTTTATCGAGAAAGAAAAAGCAAAAGCGTGGAAAAAACTAACTAGAGAAGAAGTTGAATTAGAAGAACTTACTCTTGAAGATTATTCAGTTGAAGAACTTGAAGACTTTATGATGTCAGAAGAGTTCGAACAACTTGATGAAGTATCTAAGAAAACCCTAGGCTCTTATGTAACTAAAGCCAACGATCAATTAATGAAACATACTGCAGCCGTTAATTTCAAATCAGGTCGTGGCGATTCAGATGTATTATCATATACACACGAACCAAGAACAGCAAGAAAAACTGCAAACCGTACTAAAGGTGTTGCTACAGCAATTGGCAAATTGACCAAAGAAGAAGTTGAAGAGTTAGATGAATTATCAAAAGCAACTTTAGGTTCTTATGTTAAGAAAGCATCAGTTGATGCTGCAGTTCATACTGATAAATTTGGTCGTGGTGGAGCTGGTGTGACATATTCAAACACTGCTGGAGTTGCAGACAAAAGATTGAAAGGTATTTCTAAAGCAGTTGGAAAATTGACTAAAGAATCATTTGATATTGAAGATTATTCAGTTGAAGAACTAGAAGATTTCATGATGTCAGAAGAGTTTGAACAACTTGATGAATTATCTAAAAAGACTCTAGGTTCTTATGTTAAGAAAGCAGCAGATGATCAAGCTCAACACGCAATTAAAGTATTTGGTGATACTCCTAGAGATAAAGAAGAACATGCTGAACGCAAAGTCTCACTAAATAAACTTTTAAAAAGACAGAATGGAATCCCAAAAGCAGTTGGTAAACTAACTAAAGAAGAATTTGAATTAGAAGAAGCAGTTACTGCTAGCCAATTGATTGCTAATCATAATAGTTCAGATCATGGTGGTGCTCAACATTTCTCTAATGTTGATGGAAAACATCATTCTTGGAACTATGTTAAGAAAAACAAAGAAGGCACTAAGTATGAAGTTACACCTGATAAAGGTGAAGCAGAAGGAATTGCTCATAAAGGTAAATTCCTAAAATTAAAAAAATAATGAACTACTCTAAGTTTTCTTCTAATTTAAATAAAACCTTAGCGGGTGTAGATATTCACGAGAGTATCTACATCTTTGGGCACACTATTCAAAAAACAATTGATGGTACTATTTTAATTGATAATAAAGAGACTTATTGTAAAGATTTGTCGGAAGCAAAAAGGTATATCATTCAACAAATACACACAGATAACAT